CCGAGCGCAAGGAAGCACCTACACACAAACCTTCGTCAATATGACTGACATTATGATGAACCGAGACAGGCTGGAAGCATTCCGGTGCTTGTATGTGGCGGTCACGCGGGCGAAGAAAAGAATTATAATTACATAAGGAGGAAAAGTAATGCAATTCAATTCAAAGTACGACATCGGACAAACTGTATACATGATTGGAGCCTTTAACTACCCAAATCGGACAGTCATGGTTGGAGGTCCGGCAACCATTGGACAGATTCAGATAAAACATACTGAATCACCGGGAAGGCCGGGGGAGGAACTCTTCGATAATTACAAACCTCAAAAAAGTTATGAAGAAAAGTATATGTTGGTTGAAACCGGAATAGGTACAGGAACGGTTTGGGATGTGGATAACTTATTCCTTTCCCATGCCGAGGCTAAGGAAGTTGCAGACCATTTAAACTCTTCAAGGTGAAAAGAATGAGCACGAATAACCAAGTTGACCTCCAGGTCCTCCGCCAGAAAGCAATCTCCGGCGACCTCACCGATGAAGAACTCCGTGAGGCGATTCGGATGCTGCGGGATAATCGCTTGTCGGCGGCGAAGACCTCACACAAAGCGAATTTGAAGAAAGCGAAAGTTAATTCGGATAGTTTACTTGATGAATTGGAGGGATTATGAGAGCGGATGAATTATATATTCTTCAAACCACATTCTTTAAACGCCTTGACGCGAAGACTGGTTGGGGGAAAGAGAAAGTGAAGGAAGAGTTTCGGCAAGTGGTGATGGAGACTATGATGATGGAGGAAGGAACAAATACCTTAATTCCTCTCATCAAAGAAATGGAAAAACTCGAACAAGGCCTCATTGATCTCAAACAAAAACTTGCAAGCTATCAGGAGGGCTGATGAACCAAACAATCTTCCCCCACACAATCGACTCAACTATACTTTCTGCCTTTCGTTCTTGTGCCAGAAAGTGTTATCTTCAATATTTTTGTCATTGGAAACCCAAAGGAGAAAGCGTCCACCTAATTGCCGGCGGAGCCTTTGCATCCGGAGTCGAAACAGTCCGTAAAGCCTTCTTCATCGAAAATCTTTCCGCCGAGGACGCAATCATGGAAGGCATCCGTGCCCTGCTCATTCACTACGGAGACTTTCAATTCCCGGAAGGTAGTGCTAAGTCCCCCGAACGAATGGCCGGGGCGCTGGAATATTATTTCAATCAATACCCACTCGGAAAGGATGGTACCAAACCCATAATCTTTTCCGATAAGCTCCACGGAATCGAACTTTCCTTCGCGCGGCCACTAGACTTCACACATCCAGTGAGCGGCGATCCAATCTTATACACCGGAAGATCTGATATGGTGGCAGAGTTCGCTGGTGGAAAGTATGTCTTCGATGAAAAGACCACATCTCAACTCGGACAAAGCTGGACAAAGCAATGGGAGCTTCGATCTCAGTTCACAGGCTATTGTTGGGGGAGTCAAGACTACGGAATCTCAGTCGATGGTGTCATCGTCCGCGGAGTCAGCATCCTCAAAACAAAATACGACACGCTTCAAGTCATGACCTATCGCCCGGAGTGGGAGATTGAACGCTGGAAAGGGCAAGTGGAAAGGGACTTGGCGAACATGCAAAGATGTTGGGAGGAGGATTACTGGGATTATAATCTTGATCATGCTTGCGCGGAGTATGGCGGATGTTCGTTCACGCAGATTTGCAAGTCGAACGATCCTGATACATGGTTGCCTATGTATTTCGAAAAGCGAGTTTGGGATCCGCTCCAGCGCAAGCAGCTCACGGTCGAAGAATATGAATCGCAATGGGAGGTGAAGTAATGAGTATGCTTATCTATCCGCCTGTGATACTTTTTCCTCTTGCTCTCTTATGGTTTGGAAGCTTTCTCATTGAACTTTTTTATGAACAGAACAAGTGTACAGCATTTTTGTGTCTGATTGCGTCGACTTTAAGCTTTTGGTCGGCGTTGAGTTTCGTAATCCGCGCGAATTAAAAATTCTTAATAGGAGTAAATAATCATGTACCTAAGCATCGGAACAATCATCCTTTGTGTCATCCTCCTCGCTTGGTGGTTCGGCGGCGGAGATGGAGGTTGCTAATGTACACGCAATCCTTTTTCATTGAAGGTCGGTTTATGGGCAATCACGCCCGGCAGCCGACAATCCGGGCCGGGGAGCTTATCCCTCCATTCAGCCTTGTCTTCTTCTGCGGAAAGTGTGGGGATACATTCGCAAAGCTCCCCGTCCGGAACTCCGAGGGCAAGACAATGCCCTTTCAATCCATCCGCGCTTTGTGCAAACGCTGCCCATCCCCCTACATCTCCTTCTGTCCGGGGAGCGTGTGGCTGGAGCATGAAAAAGAACTTATAAATTGTTTTCCGCGGGAGTTGCTTCAACTAGAACTCCTTCACCACCTTAACCAAATGGAGCGAATAAATGCAGGTAATTAAATCCGCCCTCCCCGGCATTAACGTGTTGTTAATGGGCCCAGCCGGAACGGGGAAAACCCATTCAATCGGAACCCTTGTCGATTCCGGCATCCAGGTTCACTACATGGCCTTCGAAGCCGGGAGTGAAAGTCTCTTGGGTTACTGGACCGACCGCGGCAAGCCCGTACCAGACAACCTCCACATCTTCACTGTCCGCCCTGCAACCGCCGGATGGACAGAAATGGCCAAACAAGTCCAACTCGTAAACACGCTTTCTTACGAAAGCTTAAAGAAATCCAGCGACCCAAACCGGAGCAAGTACGACCAATTCGAAAAGTTCTTACTCTCATTTAACGCTGTCGGTGAAGATAACTCTGAAGCCAAGTTTGGCTGCGTCGATTCTTGGGGAACAGATCGTGCCTTGGTTATCGACGGTCTTACAGGACTTGGCGAAGCTGTCATGCGTGCAGTCATCGGAGGTAAGGCTGATCGGGATCAAAAGGACTGGGGCTTGGCGCAGAACCTTTTGGAAGCTGTCTTGAGGCGATTGACTTCCGACTGTCGATGTCACTTCATCCTTCTCGCCCACGTGGAACGAGAGGTGGATGTCATCGCCGGAGGAGTGAAGATCATGCCATCCACACTCGGAAAGGCCTTGCCTCCAAAGCTCGCCCCAATGTTCAGCGACGTCATCCTCGCCTCTCGAAACGGGACGACCTGGACTTGGGACACGGCCTCCGCCCTCGCGGATGTCAAGACCCGAAACCTACCCATTTCGGCAAACAATCCGCCGGATTTCTCAACCATCCTCACAAAGTGGAAGGCACGGGGAGGGGTGCTTTCGTAAAAAACTTCCAACAATTATTCTTGCAAGTCTCGTGTTCCTAGGATAGCATTAAAAAATCGTCCAATACAACCGTGGCGGCGGTGAAGGACGAATAAACTTCCCGCCATCCCTCAATTCTCGCTTAGGCGAAAGGAGCCTCACTATGTTTGACGCACAGCAATTCCTCGACATGCAAATCAGTGAATCGAACGACACCACCCTCATCCCCGTGCCGGAAGGCGAATACATGGCCACAATTGAGAAAGTGGAATGTCGCCCATGGACAAAGAAAAGCGATCCTAGCGTAGGCGGAATCGCACTTGACCTCGTTTGGAACATTGAAGATCAGAACGTCCTGCAAACCCTCGGGCGGGAGAAAGTGACCTGTAAACAAGGCATTATGCTCGACACAACCCCCACCGGCGGCTTGGATTTTGGAAAGGGTCGGAATATTGGTCTTGGACGCCTGCGGGAGGCTGTGGACTTGAATACCCCTGGCCAACCTTTCTCCTTCAACATGCTTCCCGGTCGGATGGCGAAGGTTTCCGTGAAGCACCGAGTTGTTGAAGATCAAATCTATGCGGAGATTAAAGCAGTAGCAAAACTGTAAAGTATCTGTAATCAATCTTAATTTTCAGGTAAGGAGGTATGTATGGATGAACTTCAACAAGACGTTAAAAAGAAAATAGAGATGATTGCTCGTGTATGCCATGAAGTGAATAGAGCTTATTGCCAAGCTCTAGGGGATAATACCCAAGTTCCGTGGAAAGACGCTCCTGCATGGCAGCGAGAATCAGCTCGTATGGGTGTAGACTTACACCTCATGGGAGATTTCGGTCCAGAAGCTTCACACATTTTATGGATGAAGCAAAAACTTGACACTGGTTGGACTTGGGGGCCAGAAAAGAACGCGGAGGCTAAAGAACATCCCTGCATTGTCCCTTTCGATCAACTCCCGGTTGAGCAACAGGCCAAGGATTATATCTTTCGTGCAGTTGTTCATGCACTAAAATATTATTAATATTCCTTTTTCTGGCCCTTCTAAGCCCTGTGTCATTTTCCATGGCATGGGGCTTTTCTTATAAAAAACTTCGGAGATTCTCCCATGGAAATTAAAATCAAACTCGCAATCGATCCTTTCCCTGTTCCAGATATTGTCAAAGTAACCGCAGACCCAGCACGAAAAACTCTGGGATTACCTCAAATCGGGGATATTTTACTCAAAGACCTATCCATCCTTGAACTCGAAGCGTTGTGCGCGGAGTTCCGGTTGAAGGTATTTGAGAAGGCGGGGAAAGTAGCTCCGACCGTACCATCCCTGAATGGTTAGCAGTGGATAAAGGTTTAATATAATATGCGCGGATTTATGTGTGGTCGTAGGATGCAATTTTTCAATCACGGGTAAAACCCTACATACCCCATTCGGAAAATTGCACCACGACCACCACGTGCCCAAATTGGCCCAAACCAAACCGGCAATCCGGCCAACCAAACCCAAACCGACAATAAAATGCGCATGAATACAATTCCCCTATCTTCAATCACTCTCTCCCCCGCCCGCCAGCGCCAGGACTTCGATCCCCAGGCCCTGATGGAGCTAACCGAATCGATCCGCGAGCATGGCCTTCTCCACGCCCCCGTTCTCCGCCAGGAAGGTGACTCCTTCATCCTCGTGGCAGGTGAGCGTCGCTTGCGAGCGATTCAAGATCTTTGGGCCTTGGGCGACACGTTTAAATTCAACGATACTTCCATTCCAGAAGGAACGGTTCCTTTCGTCACCTTGGGCGAACTCGACCCAATTGCGGCGGAGGAAGCAGAACTCGAAGAAAACCTCCGCCGGCAAGATCTCACGTGGCAGGAGCTTGCATCCGCCCACGAACGACTTCACAATCTCCGCACTCGACAAGCGCAAGCGGTCGGGGAAGTTCATACCGTTGCCGACACGGCGGAAGAGCTCACCGGAAGGCGGGACGGAGGTTATCAATCCGGAATCCGAAAAGAACTCATCGTCGCGAAGAACTTGTCCAATCCCGACATAGCGAAAGCGAAGACAGTTGACGAAGCCTTTAAAATTCTGAAAAAGAAGGAAATTGGAAAACAAAACGAAGCCCTTGCGATTTCAGTCGGGAAGACACTCACATCCGCCTCTCATTCCCTTCATCATGTTGATTGTTTATCTTGGATGCAATCCTGCCCGCCAGAAACTTTCGACATCATCCTCACTGATCCGCCGTATGGGATGGGAGCTGACAAGTTCGGGGACGCCGGCGGAAAGCTTTCCGGAATCGAACACCACTATGATGATTCTTATGAATCCTGGCTTGCTTTGATGAAGGTCTGGTGTCCGCTCTCCTTTCGCGTAACCAAGCCACAAGCCCACTTGTATGCCTTCTGCGATTTCGACCGGTTTCATGAACTCAAAGAAATGCTGCAGGTTGCGGGATGGTATGTCTTCCGTACCCCACTCATTCTCGTCAAGCCCGGTTCTGGTCGTGTTCCACTTCCTGAGCACGGCCCTCGCCGGCAGTATGAAATGATCCTCTACGCGATCAAGGGAAAGAAACCTGTCACTCATATCTATCCTGATGTGTTTTCAATCCAAGGTGATCCAAACGACGGCCACGGCGCAACAAAGCCCATTTCCGTCTACACCAATCTCCTCCAGCGATCCGCTCGGCCCGGAGACAAAGTCCTCGACTCTTTTGCTGGAAGCGGCCCGATCTTCCCGGCCTGCCATATGATGAAGTGTATTGCGACGGGGCTGGAGACAAGCCTTGAGTACTACGGGATGAGTTTAAAGCGACTTCAATCAATGGAGGAGGAAGATGAATGATCCGACTGGAAGAAATGTTTTCGATCCTGGAGCCAAGCTCGATGGCGGAAAAGTTCCCGCCGGTATGCTTATTGGATTTTCTCGTGCACTTGAAGCCATCAGTCGGGTTTTCGCCTTTGGAGCTAGTAAAGGTTACTGTCGAGGAGGATGGAAAGAGGTACCTGATGGAATTCTCCGTTACAGTGATGCAGCTTGGCGACACCGACTAGCTTCCGGTAATGACCCTGAATCTGGACTTCCACACTCTTGGCACGAAGCTTGGAATGTACTCGCTGTCTTAGAATTAGAACTTGAGGAGGCACAACTTAATGACACACTTTGTAATGCCGTCCGGCCCGTGTCCGGCGAAGATAATGATCGTGGGGGAGAATCCGGGAGCGGAGGAAGTCCGTCTCAACATGCCCTTCGTCGGGACTGCCGGACGGGAGATGGATCGGATGCTGGCCGAGGCTGGGATTGCCCGCTCGTCGTGCTTTGTAACAAATGTGGCCAGGGTTATCCCG